GCAGGATCTGCTGATTCGTAGTTAAGTTCTCCAGTCATTCCAACGCCTGATGTCATGAAACAATCGTCAAGTGTGATTTTTCTGTAAATATCTCCAGCTCTATTAAATTGAACGATTACAATAGTACCAACGTAGTCCTTTTTAAGACCCATTTCTCCAGTCTCAGGATTGTATTGTTTTCTGTACCATTCTCTCATAGACTTGTAAATATAAGCCTGATTTGAATCGTTTAAATTTAATGAAAAGTTAACAGTAACATCTACTGCAGTTCCATCGGGCATTCCTGCATAAGATCTTGTTGAGAACTTATACTTTTGCTCGATAGCTGCTACCTCTCTGTGAAGAGATTCCAAACCGGAAATGGAGTTAATGTGTTGTAAAAACAGTGACTGGTTAGACACGCCGTCCGGTGGTAAAATTGTTACCTCGAAAAGGTTTGCCTGTACAGGTTCAAAGTTCTTGCCCTTCTTACTTGTTTGGTCTTCTGAATAATGTGGTAAAGCCATATCGTTTATTTTATATTTTATTTATATATTCTCTTTTTTTAAGCAAAGTTTCCTGATGCAATTTCACCTGTGTTAAGTACAGTTACTCTTGATACTAGAATTTCTAATCCTTTAACTGGTTCAACGAACGTATCTAAGATACCCATGTTGTTATCAATAACTTCTGATGAGTTGTTAGAAGAATCCATAATGTTTCTGAAATCATAAACACCTTGATCTTTCTTAACTGACTCCATAAAGTTATCTGCTAAAGTTTTAATTTCTAATCTAGTCTGAGCAGTATTGAACTCAAATAGGTAGTTCTTAAGAATTTCTGCTAGTCCATCTTCAATGTAAATTAATACCTCTCTTACGTGAGCTGAAGATAAAGCTGACTGAATTCCTTGCTGTGCAGTCTTGTTTCCTTTAATAGTTAAACCTACTCCTCTTTCGAATACAATTGGATTGTAACCGAATGGCTCAAGTACGTCTCTATCATTCTTATCGAATGCATATTCTAAAGATTGTACTCCAGTTCCTCCGACAACACCTCTTCTTGGACCTGCAATGATTGACCATGGCAGAGCGTCAGAATATTTGTCGATATAGTTATTTGAAATATAAGCAGCTGGTGGAATCACCTTAGTTCTACCGTTTTCAATAACATTTAAACCAGGACCGTAATAAAATCCGTAAGTTGCTCCTTCATTTATTGAAGGTAATGTGTATAATGCGCTTGGGTTTAAGTTTAAGTTACCACCCGTTGCAACGTTATTTACATCAAATGCTCCAGAGAATTCATTTAAGAATGATGGGTTCGTTGAACCTTTAAATTCTTTAATCATTGGTGCATTAAGTATTGCAGAAGCGTTTTGTCTTTCTTTACAAAGTTGAGTTAATTCTTCTTTGTTAAGTATTCCACTATCTTCTAATGATCCAAAAGTATCAACAACATATCTAAATGTAATATTGTCTTTATCAGTTAAAGCATTTCCTAAACCAGTTCCTGGCTTGATTGCTGATAATAAACCTTCCATTCCACCGATTTTCTTATCAGATTGTGAAGCTCCATCAAATGCAAACATTTTGTAAACACCTGCAGCATCTTCATATCTCTTAAGAGCATGTAGAGGACTATTAGGTACAGGTCTGTGACATGTAAATGTATAAATAGTATCTCCGTTTTCAACAGATTTTACAATTTTCTTAATTCTAGATAATCTAGCGTTACCATCAGCTCCTACTACACCGTTTACATACATACCTACTTTGATATGCTTAGACGCATCTATGTCAGTATTGAAATCATCAACACCAGATTTGTATATCTTAAATATACCTGCTGTCATGTCTTGGAAATTCCAACCTCCTGGGAATGCTACTGCTCTAGAATTTAATTCAATCTTCTTCATTAAGAATGGATTACTAACTGCTAATTTTTGGCCGAAAAATCCAACCCCATTAGTTATTGTTCCGTTTCCTGCTAATGTAGAAGAGAATCCTACAGATCCTTCTGGAGATACTTTATATGCACCACCACCGAATACTGCATCAGTAACGTTTGGAGTAATAGCGTTAATACCAACATATTCTCCAGCGTTTTCAGATAATAACCATGTGTTAGCACCAGAACCTCCAGCACCTAATAATGTATCACCTACACCTGCTGGTGCAGTTGCAAATATTAAGTTTCCATCTTCATCGACTCTGACATCTGTATCAACAGCCCATACAGCTCCATCTAAAGAACCTGAATAAAATTCGTAATCATTTATTTGTTTACTAATGTTACCGTCAGCTGTAAGTAATACGCCAGTACCCGATGGGGCAACTGCAGTAATTCTTACATATTCTCCGTCAATTGCAGATTTTAAAAATCTTCCAACTTCAATCGGATTAGGTAAAGCTGCTAAATCTGCAACGCTAATTCCATTAACACTGTCAATTTTAAGTGTAGATCCAGTAACTTGACATTTACCTGCAAGCGCTGTAAGATCAACGTTTAGATCAGTTACTTGTTGTTCAACTCTATGTGAAAGTACTTCGTAATCTTGGTAGATATTAAATCCATTACCTACTAAATCAATCTCTGGAAGTGCATCCTCTTGAATAGCACAGAATAAACCTGTTCTTCTTGCTTCTAGGTTGATTAAAGTTTCAATGTATAATTGTCTTCCTTCGTTATCTTGGAATTCTGGAATTAATGAACCAGAATATTGAGATAATAAAGTTACTTCTCTTAGTCCAACAAATTTAGCTAATTCAGATTTGAATAAACCTTTAGCGTTAAAAAATTCACCATAAGTTGGATCGTTGTTTAATGCTTGTGCATCAAACTTACCTTTAAATACAAATACATCTACCATGTAATCTGATACGTATTCATCTGCTTCTATTCCTTCTGGAATGTTAGCTTCACCATACCATTCTCTTGCTGATACCTCAAAACCTCTTACATCGCCAGCTTGTCTAACGATAATTGTAATAGGATCTTGTTTGATATTTACAAATGAAATAGCGTGGTTTGTGTCTTGTGCCGCAGCAGTCAATAACTTTTCATCAGAAGGTACCCAGAACTTGTCAGTATCAAATACATCGCTGTACTTTTTTAATACTTTTTCTGCATCTGAGTTATCTTTAGGAATTGACTGTAAACCTTCTAGTGAAGAGTTAGTCGCTAAAGATACTAGTGATACTTTGTCATCGTCATCAACAGTTGTAAGGTTTAACGCAAGGATTGGACCTCTTGATAAACATTCAATTGCTGATCTGTGAAAAAACATATTTTTCTTTTCTAGTGACTTGTCAACACCTCCAAATACTTGGATAAATTGCTCTACATCTTCTATTAATACTGGAGTGTTGTAAGGACCTTTGTTAGATCTACCTACAACTAGTCTAATAGTCTCCGCGGGAATGTTTACGGTTTGTGACTTGTCAAACTCTAGACGATATACGCCTGAGCTTTTGAACTGTAATAAATTGGGAC